TGTTCATGTGTCATTGTGCTAGTTCAGTTTTACTCCAAGGTAAGAATGTTCTCTACATTACTCTTGAGATGGCAGAAGAAAAGATTGCCGAAAGGATAGACTCTAACCTTTTAAATTGTGATATACAGAACATTACTGAGTTACCTAAGATAATGTTTGAAAATAAGGTAACTAACATTGCTAAGAAAACACAGGGTAAACTAGTCATCAAAGAATATCCTACAGCATCAGCACATGTAGGTCATTTTAGAGCATTACTAAATGATCTGGCATTGAAAAAATCATTCAAACCTGATATAATATACATAGACTATCTAAATATTTGTGCATCATCCCGATACTCTAAACTAGGTAATGTTAATTCGTATTCCTATATTAAAGCGATTGCTGAAGAGCTCCGTGGGCTTGCGGTTGAGGCTTGCGTACCTATCGTCTCCGCTACTCAGACGACTCGTTCTGGCTACGGTAGTAGTGACGTCGATCTTACTGATACAAGTGAATCCTTTGGTCTTCCTGCAACTGCTGATCTTATGTTCGCTCTTATATCTACTGAAGAGTTGGAAGAGATCAATCAAATAATGGTCAAGCAACTCAAGAATAGATACAACGATCCTACTATTAACAAGAGGTTTGTTGTAGGAATTGATCGTGCAAAGATGAGACTATATGATGTAGAGCAATCAGCACAACAAGGCATTACAGATGCCAATCAAGATATTCAGATGGAGTCTAAAGATAATCTATCTGAAAAATTTGCACAATTAAAAGTATGAGTGACATTCAGTTCAAGAAACACCGAGTGTTTCGTGAGACAGAAGATGTAATCTTCTATGATATATCAGTTGATGAATCAAATGCAGCAGATCTAGTGGTTCACACTGGTGCTGCTATATCACCTCCTGATGATGCAGTAGGAGCAAAACAATTTTATATACATGAGTATCAAGATGACTACAATCGTGTGGTATCAGGAGTCAGAACTTTTGAGTTAGTTAACAATACTTGGAAATATCCCTATCATATAGTAAAATTAGATGTGCACAGCGGTGCACTTATTATCCCTGCAAAAACTTGGCACAGATCTGTGTCAGGAGAAGAGGGATCTATAGTAATTAATCAAGCAAAAAGATACAAAGGATTCAACGCATCAGAAGAATTTAAACCTGTATCTTGTGCAGAAAATAGTTTGCTATATAAAATACTACTACACGAAAAACCTGTTATTCATCGTCTTGGAGAGTGAAAATGACTGTAGATTTTAAACGTTACGAAAAATTTGTTGATGCTGTCACATCCGATAGTTCTAAAGATTTTGTCTATCTTGCTGATCGTCTGGTTGAACTTGATAGAAAGGGTGCCAATATTGAACGTCTTACCACTGCTGCTGTTGGCATGTCTGCTGAAAGCGGAGAGTTCTTGGAGATCGTTAAGAAGATGGTATTTCAAGGTAAACCTTGGACTAGCGACAATAGAGAACATCTTATTATTGAGTTGGGTGACGTTATGTGGTACGTAGCACAGGCATGCATGGCATTAGATATTAGTTTTGAAGAAGTATTAGAAAGAAACGTAAAGAAATTAGAGAAAAGATATCCTGGCGGTAGTTTTGATATCCATGACTCTGAGAACCGTGCAGCAGACGACCTTTAATAATTTTCATCAGTTATCTCCTATCATAGTATATGAGACAGAGATAAAAGGTTTTCTACCATCTCTTTATAAAAGTTTTGAGGATGGTAGTTTTGATAATTCTACTGGTAAAATAACTGGTGAGTTGAATGGTAAAGTTCTGATACATCAGGACACCAGACTCATACCTTTTTTCAGAGAACTCAAGAAATCTATAGTGCAATATCTTGAGCATTTTAATATAGATAAAAAAACTTTTCAGATAAATTTTACAAAGACTTGGTTTACTATATGTGATCCTGATCAAACGTTTCCAATGCACTATCACTCATGTTCTCATATATCATGGGTATATTACATACAAACGCCAGGCGACCCTATAGTTTTTCATAAAAAGAACTCAAACGAATGGTTTGGAGATGCGTTTAAATTTTCAAATCAGTATACTTACACAAACATGGAGGGATATGCTATCAATCCTAAAGCAGAACGCTTGGTTATTTTTCCTGGTTCTCTCGAACATTATACTACTGCTGAGCCTAGAAAACATAGACGGATTAGTCTTGCGGGCGATGTTATTTTGACACTAAAAGATAGAACCAATTCAGAAAGTGGTCTACTATCACCCCAGTTTTGGAAGCACTTCTAAATAATATATGCTATAATAGAAGTATGCATTTACAACTACGAGACCTTGCTGAACCCGACAAAACAGGTGTTGGAGTGTCTCGTGCTGCAGTTTTGTTGGATGTAATAAGAAAGGGAACACCTATTGAAATGGAAAAAGGTGGCAAAGCGGTAATAACGTCAAATGTAAAGGGTTTAGATAAAGCACTAGAAGCAGCAGGACAAGTTGTTGGTAAAGATAGTCCTGCACAAGCAAAATTGAAGGGTATTTTTAGTGGTAAAAAATCCTTGAAGGCAATAAAAAATGGTAAGTCAGAAGATATACTACTTTCTGCCATAGAAAAAACAGAAAGGTTTGGATCTACTAAAGGATCTGGTGCAGGAGCAAGAGAAACAGCATTAGCAGAGTGTGCAGTTGCATGGTTTAGTGCAGTTAGATTTAACTCTAGCAAAGATCTCGACGATATGCCATCTGATTCTGATTTTGCTGCAGTTTCAGATCTTGTGGACACAGATAAAGATTTAGATGAGATAAAAGAATATCTTGATGGTAATCAGGCATGGATTATATCCATAACTAAAACTGCAAATAGGTTGTGGAAAGAGTTTCCTGTAAAAAATGGTTACAAGTGGCATAGAGGTGGTAAGTTTGTTAAGATGCTCAACGATCATTTCAAAAAAATTAATAATGACAAAGACTATTATGATCATCCTCCATTTGCTAACCTAAACAAGTGGTCACCCGCTGATATCTGGGCATGTGAGTGTAGCGTTACTAAAGATCAATTGACTGCAGCAACTAGTTTTCAATCATATAACGCTTATCTAAAAGAAATGATGGACAAGAAAATATTATATGGTATTTCTTTAAAGAAAGCAGCAGCTTCTTCGATAACTTTAACTCCTGTAAACTACACATTCTCCAGACCCACAGCATCATTTGGTAGTATATACGCCAAATCGTTTGAGGCATTGGATGTTTGGATGTATACAAAGGGTAAGATAAAAATAGAGATACAGTTCCGTGATACATCTGGTGGAAGTGATTTAACATGGCAGGGAGAAGCAATAGGAACATCAGCGAAACATGGTAAAATAGGTGGAGGTGTATACAGTAAAATTATACATGAGGTTACAGGTTCACATTTATATACTGATGCAGATTTTCAGACAATAAAATCAAAAGCAAGAGGTGGTAGATTAACTGATGATTTTGTATCATTAGCAAATAAAGGAACAGTAAATGAATATGTAAGTGGTCAGAAAAACCCTAATAAATCTGCTAATTATGAGGTTCCAAAGATAGATGCAAAACTTGTTGAGTATCATTACAATAGAACAAAACATAAAGGACAGTGGGTATTCTCAAAATACATGGGTATGCTTTTGATAGACAAAATGATGAGTATGTCTGTTGGTGATAGAGATAAAGTAGCAAATCTAATTGCACAGTATGCTACATCTCAGCATACTTTATCTGCACCATTTTTAAAAACAAGTTAATGGCAAACGTAACTCAACTCAAACACTTAGAACACATAGAGGATGAGGTACTTAACCATGGATCTGCAGGATGCATGGCATCAGTCTCTGCTATGCAGGAATTGTTGCGTATGTTAGGTAAAAAACCTAGTAGTGGTTACATGCAAACTAAATGGGATGGTGCACCATCTGTTGTCTGTGGAAAACACCCTGCAAATGGCATGTTTTTTGTAGGAACTAAGTCAGTTTTTAATAAGACAGATCCTAAAATTTGTTATGATCAAAATGATGTTGACATACACTATAGTGATGCTAGTTCTGACTTGAAATCAAAGTTAAAAATGTGTATTGAATACTTTCCTTCCTTGAATATGGACACAGTATGTCAGGGTGATTTATTGTTTACATCTGATGTGAAGGCAGAGGACATAGAAGGTGAAAAATTATATACTTTTAAACCAAATGCTATTACATATGCCATACCTGTAAATCACCCAATAGGTCTAGCTCTAAAGAAAGCAAAAATTGGCATTGTATTTCATACATCATACAGTGGTAATGAGATTGCTACTATGACAGCGAAAGCGGGTGCTCCTAAAATGAAACCCACAGCAGATGTTTTTCTAGTAGATAACGATACACCCATGGATGACATATCTGTAGACAAATCTACTCTAAGTAAATTTGAACAAAACATATCAATTGTTGAAAGTATGTGTAAAACATCTGGTGACTTCTTAGATCATCTAGTAGATAACATGGGAACCACAGGAGACAAAAAATTTCATGTAGCATCATATCTAAAACAATTTTTTAACGCAGAAATACGTGGTGGCAAATCTATAGGTAATGCACAGACAACTCTCAAAGCATTAGGTGAATTTTATCATAGTAAAATGATGGCAATTATTGACAAATTAAAAGCAGATAAAACTATAATGCAAAGAAGGCAGCAGATGTATGCAGGAATACAATACTTGGAAGATAATGCTGATAAATTTACTGCTATGCTCACTCTATACACAAAAATTATAGAGTGTAAAGATCTTGTTATGGCACAACTAGATCATCTAGAAACATTCAAGACATATGTTCAGACTGACATGGGTTATAAGGTAACTAATCCAGAAGGATATGTTCTACATCACAACGGAGACATGATCAAACTCGTAAATAGAATTGAGTTCTCCTACATCAACTTCACCCTAGCAAAGTCATGGAAATAGTTGACTATAAATGCGTGTATTTTACCTTTGGTAGATTCCAACCGCCAACTGTGGGTCACGCGGAAAATTTTAAAGCAGTAAAAAACACTGCTAAGGGGTGTGATTGGTTCATATATCTCTCACAATCTGTAGATAGCAAAGGATCTAACCCATTAGACCCCGACAGGAAACTATATTATGCTAAGAAAATGTTTCCTAATTTTGCCAAGCATTTTAGATCAGGACCTAAAGACCCAGTGGCAATATTAAAAGAGTTGCAGACAGAGGGATATGATGATGCTATGTTTGTTGTAGGTTCTGATAGAGTACAGGCAATGAAGTGGGTAAAAAACTATAATGGAAAGGATTTTTTCTTTAGAAAATTAGATGTAATATCCTCTGGAGATCGTGATGCTGATGGTGATACCTTCGCAATATCTGGAACTAAAATGCGGAGAGCAGCAGTGGCAAATGACTTTGATACATTCAGAAAAGGTATACCAAAGGGTCTCAATGATAAAGATACGCGGAAGATGATGGAAGAAATTCAATCTAATATGCCTAAGTTGTATAAATAAGTTTGATATGTATACCTATATTGATGAAAAGTCTTGCAGACTTCACTAAGAAATCCAAAGTTGCGGAAGCAAACATCACCAGAGACAAGTTCTATAAGAACGAAGTTTACAAAACAGGTGAGTGGGTTCTTACTGAGCAAGGACAGGTTGGTAAAATACACCGCAGAGGTCCTAACTACGTATTATGTCTCACTGCAGAGAACACAAAGTTCCGCAGCTGGATCACAGATATAAAAGAAGTCTTTGAGATTGGCACTGATGCATATCGAGAGTATGTTATGTCTATAACACCTGGTCAAAAGGTTGCAAAACCTAAAAATACCGTCAAGGTGCCAGAGACTATTCCAAGCAAACACCCTACAAATAAGATGGATAAACACGAGTCTAAAAGTCTAGCACAGGTAGCTGCTGAGACTATGCTAAATTCTAAATTCAAGTCTATGAAAGAGACTTGGAGATACGATTACTCTGCTAAAATAGGCAACACAGACGTAAAAGGTCTTGGTGCACAAGGTGTCGGTGGCGGTGACGCACCTGGCATGAAACTTGCAGAACCAGAGGGCGGTAAAGGCAAACCAACCATCAAAAAGGTTCAACATTCATGTGCTACTAAGGTAGAACATTCAGAATGGGGTAAGGGTAACTGCTTAAAAGAGATGCATACACTCGATGAAGAAGGTAACATCACACATTACGATGTTATGTTTGAGCATGGACTAGAGCAAGATGTTCCAGTTCCTACACTAAACATACTTGTAAGTGAGATGCACGAGCATGTAATTAATGACGAGAAGAACGAGATAAACGAGAAGAATTTAGATCCAGTCAATCCTGTTGCTGTTAAGAAGAAGTTTAAGAACAGAAAAGATCAGGATGTAGACAACGATGGTGATGTAGATGATAGTGATAAGTATCTACACAAGAAGAGAAAGGCAATCTCTAAGGCAGTAACAAAAGAGCATCACCAGAAAGATGAGAATGGTAATGTTATTGAGCATGAGGATGAAGATACTACACCAGCTTCAGTAGAAGAGGGTAAGAAAGGTCTTTATGCTAACATTCATGCTAAGAGAGCAAGAGGTGAAGCACCCGCAAAACCTGGCGATAAGGACTATCCTGCTAAGGATGCTTTCAAGAAGGCAGCAAAGACTGCTAAGAAAGAAGAGGTAGAGGTAGAGACTGAGAGTATGGCACAAGCACGTAAGAACGTTGGTGCATCTACATGTTGGAAGGGTTACAAAGCGAAGGGAACTAAGATGAAAGGTGGGAAGAAAGTTCCTAACTGTGTCAAGGAGTTCTCTGAGTGGAGAAGAATTTCTGAAAAAAAGTAGCAAGCAGTTCTGTTGAGATCATGCCAGAACTGGATGATCCAGACGGAATGAAGTCAGGACAAGAGAAGAAAATGCCGAAGGTTCCGAAACAAAAAGTTAAGGAAGCTTGCAATGAAAGTAAAGGTGGTGTAGACTGTCCCATACACGGAACTAAAGAGTGCCCATGACATATAAAGCATCTGATAAGTTCACTCCATATGACTGGTGGTTCGATAAAAACGTACCAAGAGCACAGTATGGAAGTCTACAGTGTTGGTTGTATGAGGAAAAACAAGAATATATTAATGCCTACGATATGTTGTTAGGCAGTTGTTATTATCAAATTAAATGGGGATGCGGAAGTGAGGAAAATCTGGCAAGAGGACGCGATCAGTAGTCTGTCTTCTTACAAGAATTTAAAGGAACAGTATAAAGAAATAATACCAGAGATAGTAAAGTTTGTAGAGGTCAATCAACCTATACTATCAGAGTGGGTATTAGATCAGTGGGTAGAAGATAGAAATTTAGGTAGAGTGCAACTATGGGAGGGTGACTGGAAGGTAATTCCTATGCCACTCAACGTAGTAGGAACTACAGCAACAGAAGAGGATTTTGAACTCAGCGAAATGGTATCATTCGTTGAGTTATTTAATACCACAGTAGAAAAAGTGCAGGAAATTCTGCCAAAACTTACTGATAGTATGCGAGAGTTATGTCCTACATTCTATAGTGCTATAAAAGAAGACGTAGATTGTGAGTTACTTAAGTCATGCACCATAAGTAAACTATCGCCAGGCACAAAAATCAATCCACACAACGGTGATATAGATTCATTACGTCTACATTTTCCTGTAGTTACAGATGCATGTGCATGGTTAAGTGTCAGAGGTAGGAAGAGAACATGGGTAGTAGGAGAACCATTTGCTTTTCACGATAACGATAAGCACTGGGCACAGCATCATGGTCTCAAAGATAGAATTGTAGTCATATTAGATTACTCATTATCACAATTAGAGTGGGCAAAAGGTATTACTATAGAAAAATGGGAAGAGGAACTCGCTATATAATATAGTACGCAAGTCTTAATCATGACTAAATTTTTACTCCCCTTTGCTATCAACATTATTGATAAGGCAGTGGACAAGATCCCAGAGGATCTAGAAGATAAGATCAAGTTATTCCTTATCGGACTACTTGAAAAAGCAGCAGCAAAATCAGGCAACAAAGTTGATGACCAACTAGTTGCAGCACTGAAGAAAGCTCTACTTGAATAAATATAACATAGACAACTTTTAATAATCGGAGATTGCCATGTCGCTTTATGGTAAGGACGACAGTAATGCCAATAAGACCAAAGCGGGTATTGGTGTGTCTGGAAGTTCACAAACAAAAACTATAGTGTTTATTGATGACACTGAAGCACAATTAGCAGAAAACAAAGCTAGAGGTGTTGGTTCACCTGGCTGGTATTCGTTTTTTACCTATACAGATATGCATGGTAATATACGATATAAGTCAGAACAGTTAGTTTCTATCACAGATCCAGAAGCAAACGCATCTGAGACACAATCTGATGATACAATCGGAGCAGATATTACATCTGTAATCACACCAGGAACTGTTGCTAACGTAACAACATTCGCTCCTGCGGGTGCTGTTGCTACATTTAGTGACAACGGTGGTGCTGATGGTTCAAGAACAGCTGGTACTTACACAGTAACCGACGCTGCGGGTAACGCATCTGGAACAGGTGCTGACTTCTCAGTCGTAGTTGCTGCAAACGGAACACCAACAGTAACATTAGTATCTGGTGGTACAGGTTACGTTGATAACGAGACAATCACAATCGCTGACTCATCACTTGGTGGTGGTGGCGGTGCTGCTGTTGTCGTTACAGTAACTGCTGCTGCAACAGCTGCTGCTACATTCACATTGAGTGGAGCATCATCTACTGGTGCGGGTGCATCTCTTACATACCAATGGCAGAGAGCAGAAGCTGGTTCAACTAACTTTAAAGACCTATCTGGTAAAACTTCAGCAAACACTGGATCCCTTACAGGACTCACAGTTGCTGCTGACAATGGTGCCCAGTATAGATGTGTAGTTAACAACAGCATTGGTGGTGTTACAAAAATCAGTACTGCAGGAACATTAACTGTAACAGACAGAGCATAATGTATGAGATTTGATGAATTGAATGAGGATAACTATATCCTCTTTGCTATTAAAAATTATGATAATCCACAGGCAGCAACTAAAGAAGATTTTTTTGAGGACATGAGACGTTTTAAGTATATTAAACGTCTCCTCAAGAAATATCACAAGGGAACTGAGGTCAAACTCAGTTTGTTGCTCAACCATATTATTATCATATACAATGTATTTGGTGACGCTGCACCACATCTACTCTTCTATAAAATGGAGAGAGATTACTGGTCAGATATCAAGGCAATCATGTTGTTCTTGAACAAATATCCAGAGATGGAAACTGCTAGTCTAAAAGAAATAGCAGTAAATGACTGTATCTTAGAGGAGCTTAAAAACTTATGATGGGTAGTGCAGGAATCACTAACGTCGGACCTATCAATACACCAACCACAGGCAAAGGTGCTATTGCAGGGTTTGATCCTATCATGAATGCTTCTAAGCGTAGGACTAAGAAACGCAAGAAGATGGAGTCTGCGGGGAAACAATGGGATCACCGTAGAAGAGATCCTACCTACATAGATGGTAGGAGTAAACAAGCTCGTAACCTTATCAAACGTTTATCCAAAAAGAAGAAAATGACTGAAGAGACACTACTAGAATATGGTGGAGGCGACGAAAAGAAAAGTGGCGGTGACAACACGAGTCAAGCATACAAGTTTATTGCACAAAAGCGTAAGGTCTTGAAGAAGCAAGAGCGTGAAAAGAGAGCACAGAATCGTAAGCAAGAGATTCAAACAATCTCTCGTGCAAAAGCATCTGACTATCAATCAAAGGCAAAGGACAGACAGAAGAAACTATCTACACAGTTAGCAACTAAGAAAGAGCAGTGGGATGGTATCGTTTATATGGAGAGTCTTCTTGAGCAGTTAGAGAACGAGAATGAGAATCCAATATATTACTTCTTTAACGATGAGTCTGAACTAGAGGTGA